TAATCCGCAGCAATTTCTAAAAGTTCTTTCGCTTTCTTGTTGTTCTCCTCAATTCCTTGTGGATTACATGCATAGAATTTAGAGTCAAAGTATTCTTTTATTTTTTTATCTAAATCTATGCTCTGCAACTTTTCAACTTTTTTAATGATTGTTGTGTAGTTCATTTTTTTCTCCTTGTTTGTTAATGTTGGAGGATCTCCCCCCAACTCTTAGAACTTACAAATTTTTTTGTTATGGTATGTATATTTTTTTTATATTTCTTTTTATGGTTTTTTGTATCGTGTTTGTTTGTTGTTACCTCCCCAACCTTACCCCAACTTTTTTAAAATGACCATGCATCGATCAAAGTTTTATATATTTGCATATAGTAGAGGGCAACTTTAGTAGAACTTTAAGTGTTTCTTGTAACTGCAGCAATATCAAGGGTTAGGGCGGATAGGTATTTAAAAGGTAAGTCTATGTATATTCCTTGCGAGATAACGATTAACGACTAACTATAAATAGTAATAATTTAATACTATAATATTTAAAATCAAGATTTAAAAAAATCTCTGTAAACGACGATATTGTTAGAGTTACAGGAATTTTCAAGGTGATGATTTTTGTCGGTTTTTCATTAGACAACCAATCCAAGATTTTCAGGGTTTTTTATTGGTATTTCTCAATAGTTTTTGATTAAATTGTATGTATGCCTAAATACGATTATAAATGTTTAGAATGCGACAAAATCTTTGAAGTCGAGCAGAAAATGACTGATGATCCATTAGAATTATGCTTGTGTGAAGATGAACAATTCTTAGTAACAAGAGTCATTACAGCACCAAAAATAGTCATTAATCATAAAGGAACAATGTCAGATAGTGCTTTACGCAAGGAATTGGACATCGATTAATGTTTGATTACTGTTCTATAAAGAAAGATAACTGTGCCTATGCTTCTAAACGAAAGAAGGTAACTTATTGTGGTTTACATACTGGCACAGCAGTAGAAAACCAGATAGAAAATATTAAAATATGTCCATTAACGACATTAAAGAAAAAGAGAAGATAATGCCATACGGTAAAAAAAAGAAAAAGAAGAAATAATGCCTAAACGAGGATTATACGCAAACATTCACGCTAAGAGAAAACGTATTAAACGACAGAAAGCATCTGGTGCTAAGAAAGTCGAAAGAATGCGTAGCAAGAAAAGTAAATATGCTCCAAGTGCAGCAGATTTTCGCAACGCAGCTAAAACAGCAAAGAAGAGATAATGTTTAATAAACCAAACGGAGCTGGAAAAGGCGACACACCTCGTCCATTGTCTATCCCCAAAAAAGAGTTCGACAAGAAGTGGGATAAGATATTCGGCACTAAAAAGAAGAAGCGTGAGAAATCTTAAACCACAAGAACGTCGCACCAATGGTGCTAAAAAAACTCGTCAAGGCAATAGCAATAATACCAAACGAGGCAACAAGCTATCTAAAAAATATTATAAGAAACCATATCGAGGACAAGGTAAATGAGTAACATCGAATTAAAAAAAGCCAATCAACAAGCTGCTATTGAGTTAATGATTCATAATCCTGATATGACAAAAGTCGAATTAGCAAGTCAACTCAATGTAACTACTCAAACCATTCATAATTGGTTCTCTGATGATCGTTTCATCGATTTGTATTACAAAAAATATATGACATATTTTAATAGTAAACTGCCGATGGTTTTAAATAGTATGGTTCGTGAAGCAATCGAGGGAAATGTTCAAGCAGGACGATTAGTGCTAGAGCATTCTGGAAAATTAGTCAAGAACATCAATGTCAAGGTAGATAGTCCTTTTGAAAAATTCCTCAAGGCAGAAGAAATAGACGCCGAAGAGTTCGAGGTAATTGACGCCGAAAGCGAAGAGGTATCAGAATTGTTGGAAACCCTTCCCGAAAGGAATCCCGTAAACGACAAACCTAAGAAAAGAGAGATGAGTGAAAAGAAAGCTCTCGAACAAATCAAGAAAGGCAAAAAACCAGTTCGACAGAAGAAAAGAGAGGATAGAGCTAATCGATATGCCTTAATCCAACGTGCAAAGAAAGTAGGATTAGAACCATTGCCGTCAAGACGTCCGACACATACGGAAAGAAGAAAGTGGTTAGAGGAATTAGTTAATAGGGAAGAAGAACTTAAGAAATCCCGAACTCTTCAGGCATAACATTATATTCTTCAAATAATTGTGCCATTTCTAAAGAAGTAATCATTATATGAGCAGTATCAGTATTATCATCAACTGGTGCAACCTTTTGACATAAGAATCCTAATAGTTCATTATTGATCTGAGATATTTTTCGTAGCTCAATTACCATTTGATAGATTTCTTTTAATAGTTCGTCCATTATAGTTCAAATTTTCTTCCTGCGATTATACGCATTTTGCCTTTAAGTTCTTTTTGTAATCTTTGATTGATGCGTTGCATACCTTCTTTAAAAGGTTTTCCTAATAGCTTATCATCAGTTAATAATGTAGGCAATTCATCGGAAGTATAAAACCATTTTCTTACTTTTCCTCCAGGAGTTTCACCAGTTAAATGGTATTTACCATAAAATTTATTGTTTCTATTTAATGCTTTTTTATAATCAGGACGAACAATGACTTTTAGGTTATTTTCATTGGTAAATATTTTGATTGGTAAACTGTTTTTTAATTTACCTGTTAAATCCATTATAGGATTTCCACCCTTACCAATTCTTTCTTTCCACTCTTGATATTCAAATTCATAAGTTAAATAATGTTCACCGTTTATATCTCTATCATTTTTAAAGGCATTTTTTACATTTTTTAGTGCTTCTCTGGCAATAGGTTTTAATAAATCATCAAAAACCATTTTTTGCAATTTTTTGCCTTTAAGTTTTTTAAAATAAACGTTACTGCTGACGGTTATTTTCATCGGTGACTACTAAGGTTTGATTAACTTGTTTATTTTGTTCGATTATAGCTCTTGCATCATCAATACTTAAATCTTTGTTTTCTTCTGCTAATATTTGAGCTTCAGTAACAAGATTGTGTTTCAAGCGATATTCGTTCAACATAATCTTATCTTGTGTAGTCATTGGATATTCAACTTCAGAGAAGTCTACTTTGAATTGCTTTGGATCAGGTAATCCTAAGCTATTGGTTTGAGATAACGCATACTCGATTTTATAAAATTCGTTTTCATATTGACGATATAATTCTTTGTCATCAATAAAATCTTCGTGTCTTTCTAAGTCTTTAATCATCAAAGAAATACCACTAGGTACTTCTCCACCTGTTTGAGCAAAGGTAACAAATAAGTGATTGTTCAATGCAACTAATTCTATTTGCCATTTAATATTTTCAATAACATCACGAACATTGCCTTCAGGAGAAACAATATTATAGCTACTTCCTTCTGGTAATGTTAAGATTTCATCTGAACCTGCACGAACATTACTATTATCAGAAATCAATCCAGTCACTACTGGTTGTCCAAACATTTGGAATCGTAATCCTAATTGCATTTCAGTCATTGTGATATTGATATGTTCATTAGCAGATACTAAATCAGAAGCACCTTCTACAAAGAAAGAATCTAACTGTTCTTCTCTATGAGTAAAAACAAATGGTAACACACCAAGATTGTGCTTGATTTCTTCTAAGACATTACCATTATCATCAAATTTTAAACAAATTTCTTTATCCCAATACGCATACATTAAATCGGAAGTGTCAGATAAATCTGCGTGTCCGTGCATCATTGGATAAACGATTGCTTCTGGTTTATAAGGATTATCACCGAAATAAGGTTCGAAATAATAGATAGGACGATATTCAAATCGTTGTTCCATTTCATCATACATCACATAAGTAGCACAAGTTCCTAACAAGCGAGTCATACGTTCCATTTGTTTCATACGAGCATTTTTGACTGATGTCAATTCATTATATTTTTCATTGACATTTCTTTTTGCACCAATCGTATAAATCTTAGACATACGATTGACAAATTTTTTCACGATATTAGTATTGTAATGAGGAATCTCTTGGAATGCGTCAGTATTGAAATAGGATTCGATATATTGCTCAGTAAGTGAGCCAGAATAGTAATCTAAAAACTTACGAACTTCTTCTCGTCTTGCTTTAGCTTGTTCTTGTTTAAAGTTTTTAAGTGAGTCTTGTATAATTTCTCTTGGTGTAAAAACCATAACTTATCCTTTTTATCGTGATATTCTTCCAATGAAGTTACTTCTAATTGGAAATCTATTCAATATAAAATATCTGAAAGCGTCACAGCCGTGTTCAAAGTATCCATCTTTGATTGGATTATTAGAAATACCCTTTCCTTCTTGTGCTTCAGGAAAACGATAACCCTCAAAATCTTCTGCAATACCTACGCACTTTTTATCTACCTTAATTCTACGCAATCCTTCTGCATTTTCAAAGAATCCTCTACAATAACTAACACCAGATTGAATATCTCTTGATAATCTATCCATACGATATTCTACGTAAATGCCGTGTCTACGTAAGATATGGATATCTCCTAAACCAGATTGTCCTTGAACAAAGCTACCAGCAGGATCGCCATAATACGAAATAACAGGATATGGTTTAGCTTTTATCTTTTGTGCTAATTCTTCCGTAGGAATATTGCGTTCGTGAATAATTT